CATTAGCTCAAAAGCTTAATGTTAGTGTAAGCTCAATTAAGTTAGTTGATTAAATTACCTATATAATTTAATTAGCTAAATAAATTATAAAGGGAAGCATATTATGTGCTTCCTTTTTTTATGAAAGGAAATTAAATGTATACTACTATTAAACAATCTGTACTAGATGAAATGAATAGTTACATTGCAGATGTAATTGGTATTGTTTCAGAAGACTTTGATAAATTACCTTATGAAACTCAAAGAAAAATAGGTAAATATATTTGGAGTAATTATGAACAACAACAAAAAGAAAGGGAAATTATAGATGACTGTTTCGATTAGAAATATTATTTTATGTTATCATTTAGCAACACCTAAAGAAGTAAAAGAAGGTATTGCTTGGTATCTAAACGCAACTAAAGATTGTAAAGAAATTGCTATCAAATATGACTTACCTATTCATATTGTTATTGGTGTAGTATCTGCACTTAGTCCTAATAATAAATGGGAAAGAAATATTGTTAATGCTGATGATTTATGTAAGGCATTTATTGATGGTCAAGATATGGATAGTATTAAAGTTAGTACATACCATAGAATGAAACAGAAAGCTTGGTCAATACTTGAACAAATGCCAAGTTATGATGAAACAATTAAAATACTAAATGGTAAAAAGATTGTTTCATTCTTTAAAAATATAAGTGGCGATGAGTCAGATATTACCATTGATGGTCATGCAAGGAACATTGCATATAATGATAGGCAAGGATTGACCACACCAAATACAAATATTAGAAAGCTTGAATACCTAGATATTCAGAAGGCATACCTTAGAGCATCTAAGAAACTAGGTATCAAGGCATACGAATTACAGGCAATAACATGGTTAGCTTGGAGAAGAATACATGGAATTAAATAATATTTCGATTAATAGATTAGTACCTATTTATCTAATGAGTTCATATTTATATTATGAATTAGATAAGAATGTTTTAACTGATTCCCAATTTGATTATCTTTGTAAAAAGATATTAGATAATTGGGATAATATAAATCATATGCATAAGCATTTAATAGATAAAGATAACTTAAAGGCAGGAAGTGGATATGGTTTAGAGTATACCAATTTAATTAAGGGAGCATCTCTTAATTGGTATGAACATATGAAAGGAAAAAAGCAATGAATAAAGTTAGAGTTTATTGGAACTTACATAAAAAATGTTGGAGTGTCCAAGATTGCAAAACAGGTTTAGTTATTGACCATAAGGCATGGTTAGTAATGGAAGGTGGTTTTGTAGTAAGAAAAGGTGGGCAAGAAAGAGTAAGAAAGGAAGGTAAGAAAAATGTCCATGCCTTTGTAGTAGGATATATAGATGATAGTCATACTAAAAGACCAAACGTAGAATACATATATGATTGGGATAGAGTAAAATATAATCCATATACTGATAATTATTTTATGCATCAAGGTATGTCAGACAATCAATATAAACCTAAAGAATGGAATGAGATACCTAGAGATTATGTAGGTATGATACATATGGATTCTACAGAAAATGGCAATCCTAAAGTTTACATATAGAAAGGAAAACAAATGAACTATTATATTACAAGCAGATTAGGAGCAGTTACATTGCTGATTGTTTCTACTTGTGGATTACTAATATCTATTGATACCTTAATCCATATGAGTGGTTGGATACCAACTATAATTTATACATCAAGCTTACTAGCTTTGCTTGGTGCAACATACTTACTAGTAAAGGAGAATAAGTAATGGGAAGTATACATACATTTGACTACAAACCTAAGATGACTAATAAAAAATTAGTTGAAAAGATAAAGAAGTATCTAGAATTAGATAGAACTAAAAATACTAATGAAGATACAAGAAGATATGCAGAACAGTTACTTGAATGGATTAACATATGGGAGAAAAGATAATGGGAATCATATACAATTTTCAAACTGAAGACTTACCTGAGAATGTAATTTGTGCGAATGATAATTACTACTTAGAGTATGACGTTAATGATGACTTATATACAATCTATGACCATCATGGAATGATACAATGGGAGTATGAATATGATGGTGAAAGAAGTAGACAGTATATCATAACTAAGGCTAAGAAAGAAATGCAGAGATTGGAGTATCAAGATATTGAACTTCAAGCTATTGCAGAAATGAGGGCAGGTGTATGACTATGAATTATGATTTAGTTGCACCTATTATTTTTTGGATAGTGATTGCCTACTGTATTGTTAGTTAGGATACATAGGAGTCAATATATAGTAATATAAAATAGAAAGGAAAAATTAATGAAAGCATATTTTATAGATGCCAAGCATGAGTTTATAGTTGAAGTAGATACTAAAAACTTTGACCATATGAAAGAGTTAATAAGAGCAAGTAGAGTAGAGTGTTATCCATATCAAGTAAATGGTAATGATATTATTACAGATGAGGAAGCTAATCTATATAAATCTAATTACTTCTTCACTATAGATGACTACGTTGTTAGTGGTAGTGCATTAATAATGGCAAGTGATGATATGGGAGAGTGGATTGCACCTAAGAACTTGACTATTGAAGAACTTAAAAAGAGAGTAAAGTTCATGGGCAGAAGATACATTGACCATGATAAATTATTTAGTAACTTTAAAATAGAGGAGTGGAAATAATGAAGATACACAGAGTAGTAACTATGCTTGGTGCAACAACTAGCACAGGCAAACTTGCAGATGATATGTATGACTTGAATAACAAGACATACTATTCAGAAGCAGAGCAGAGAGATATACCTATCTCACATATGGACTTTCAACATATGGTCAGAGCATTTGTAAAACAAAATACAAAAGGAATGATGGGAGCTAATGATATAGTCTTAAACAAAGATGATACTATCAAAGCTAAAGACCATATTATTGATGGACTACGTAGCCAAGTAGAAACTTTGAATGGTATCATTGAAGAAAAAGATGAACAGATAGACAAACTACATGAGAATAATAAACCAAAAGGTTATGAATATATGTTCAGCGAGATACCTAATACTAAGTTTGGTGAAAGTTTAGTCAAGAACATGAGAGCATATCTCAATGACGAAACGTACACCATGCGAGTAAGAGGACAACACTTGAAGAAAGAGTTGTATGGACAAGGTAGGGCATATTGGGGTCAATCTATTGAGGATTCCTCGCACCTAAGAGTCTATATAAATAAGAAAAACATTAAATGGAAGGACATAAAATAATGAGTAATACACCTAGACTAGATGAGAAAATGGAAGTAGTAAACTTCATTGAGACTAAGATGAAAGAAGGCAAAGCCAATCCAAAGATTAGAGGTTGGGCAATGTCAACAATACTAAAACAAGTTGAGGAATCTTTTGGAGAAAAGCAAGTACCTCTTGCAAAAGATTACTTCATTAGATACTATGAAAGGACTAGAAAGAAATGACAATACTAGACACAGTAAAGATAAAGAATATGCTAGATGATTTAGTAAATGCTAATGCAATAAACTTAAAAGAATTTAAGTTTCGTATTGAAAGATTAGGATATATAATACACAAGTTAGAAGTACAATCATCTTCAATTCATAATGATGCAACACTAATTGTGAAGGACATTGATAATAATTATTATACAATAGGAGTTTAAAATGTTTCCACACGATAAAGACAGATTAGTAGTATTAATTGTAACAGGAATATTTATGTTATTCCTTTCATGTTATATAGGAGTTTGATATGAATACACTAAGTTTATTTGATGGTTGTAGTAGTGGTCAAGTTGCCTTGCAAAGATTAGGATATACCTTTGATGGTATATATAAGAACTACTATGCAAGTGAGATTGATAAACCTGCAATCAAAGTAACTCAAGCTAACTTTCCTAAGACGTTTCAGCTAGGAGATGTTAGAGATATAGACCCATTCGAGGTATCATGTTGGGATATTGATTTAATGATGGGTGGCTCACCTTGTACAGGATTTAGCTTTGCAGGAAAGCAATTAAATTTTAATGACCCTCAAAGTAAATTATTCTTTCATTTTATAGAGATACTTTCTGTGGTAAAACCTAAGTATGTATTACTTGAGAATGTACGTATGAAGAAAGAGTATCAAGATACCATCTCTTATCATATGGGATTTGAACCTCAAGCCATAAACTCTAACTTGGCATCAGGTCAAAATAGATATAGATTATATTGGTGGGGTAAGCGAGTTGGAGATACCTATGAGCAGATACCTATACCACCTATGATTGATAAAGGTATTGTCATGCAAGATATACTAGAAAATGGATATGCAACAGATGAGATGACTAGTAGTGGTAAATCTCATTGTCTTACTGCAAGATATAATGGTGCAGTATGGTGGAATAGTATTGAACGTAAGCAACGTACTATGGTTCTAAAAGATAATCCTACCATGTCAAGAGATGGATTGATTAGAGTTGGTACTGCTGACCTCAAAGGTCATGACTCTATCAAGCGAGTGTATGCACAGGAAGGCAAAGCACCTACACTTACTACCATGCAAGGTGGTCATAGAGAACCAAAGGTTGCCATTGGTAGAATTGTTAATCGCAGACTAGATGAAAATGGTACTAGGAAAGATGACCAACTTGACTTACCTTTTACTAGGCAACTAGAGATACGAGATGATGGTAAGTCTAATTGTCTTACTACTGTGCAGAAAGATAATGTGGTAGTATCAAAAGATATGTGGCGAAAGCTTACACCTCTTGAGTGCGAGAGATTGCAGACACTACCTGATAATTATACGAATCATGTATCTAATAGTCAGAGATACAAGATGATAGGTAATGGTTGGACAGTAGATGTGATTGCACATATACTCAAGACTATGGATGTTGAAAAAGAATATTTACTAACTGACCCTATATGGGATGAAAGGTGGACAAGATGATAGCTGAATCACTAATATGCCTAGCACTTAATGTGTACCATGAAGCTAAGAACCAAAGCTTCATAGGACAGGTAGCAGTAGCACAAGTAGTAATGAATAGGGTAGAGGACTCTAGGTATCCTAACAACGTCTGTGACGTAGTTAAACAAGGCTTAACGTACAAGTGGAAACCTACTCTACCTATAAAGAACAGATGCCAATTCAGTTGGTACTGTGATGGTAAGAGTGATAAACCAAGAGAACATAAGGCATGGGAAGATGCTATGCACGTAGCTAATGGAGTGTATAATGGACATCTAGATGACTTTGTTGAAGGTGCAACACACTACCATGCCCACTATGTTAATCCTAGTTGGGCAGAAACTAAAACTTATGTAACAAGAATAGATGACCATATCTTTTATAGATGGGATATAGAAAGGAGAACTAAATAATGTGGCATAGAATAGTAGATTTTTTTAATGTGAACTATGGAGAAGGTACAAGCTATGACCTAGACTATGGAAAGTTATTAATAATTGCACTATGCATTTACATAGCAGTTATGGTTTCATAATGAAGATAGCTAAAGTAAATCCTATTGCAAAAGCATTTGCCTATCTTAGAAAAAGAACTCAAGTAGTTCCACCTAAGAAAGGTAAAGGTTCATATAAAAGAAAGGAAAAAAATGGACAACTTAGAACCTAGTAAACCTAACAGAAAAAAGTTTGATATGGACTTGAAGTATGGTAAGGTCAGAGAAAGACTTGTAGCAGAAATGTTGCAGGATAAAAAGATTGAAGTCAAATCTGAGAGAGACATATGGCAGAAGACAGGCAACATTGCCATAGAGTATCAGTCATATGGAAAGCCTAGTGGTATCCAAACTACTGAAGCAGATTATTGGTTTCATAATTTATGTATAGGCAATGAGGTGTTCTGTACTTTAGTCTTTGATATAAATAGTCTTCGTAAAATTATTGATAACTTGGACTACAAAAAGAGTGTGTCAGGTGGAGACCACAATGCAAGTAGAATGTATCTACTAAACTTGCAGAAGTTATTTTCGTCTGATGTAATTAAAACATTTAGAGGAGAAGTGAATGATAAATAAAAATTATCTTTACAAAATTAAGGATTCGTGATATGATTAAAAAAGTTCTGAAGGGGAAAAGATATAGACTGCTACGTAACAGGTGGGAAGTATCTGTTATAGAGGTAATAAAAAATACCTATGTAGTTAGTGCTAGTAATGAAATGGAAGCTTTAGATAAAATGGAAATGATGAGTAAGCCTACGTACAAAGAAGAACTAGATTCAGTTGTGGATGTAGTTAGAAAAATAACTTACTCGTAAGTGGTATCATGGACAAAGAACCTAAAGGATATTACGAGTGGATTTTATGGAAATTAAAACAGGAGAAAAAAAGAATGGATGAAAAAGTTGAGGATGTAGTAAACAATCCTATACACTACAATAAATCAGGTATAGAATGTATTGATGCTATTGGAGCAATGACTGATGAAGGCTTTGACTATTATCTTCAGGGAAACATTATGAAATATTTGTGGAGATACAGGTATAAGAATGGATTAGAGGATTTAGAAAAGGCTCAATGGTATCTTAATAAATTAATATCTATTCATAAAAATAAATATGAAGATTAATAGAGAGTATCATGGCTAATCTATGGGATAATGACAAGAAAAAATTATTTAAGGAGATATATGAAGAGTTGCTTCAAGAAGGGTATACACCTCAAGAAGCAAAGAAGTATGCTAAACATGAAGTCGCAGATAAGATTGAAAGTGATACTGACTTTATAAATGAAATAATAAAACAGGAGTATGATAATGAATGAGCAAAATGAATTTAGTGGTTTTGTAGATGGACAACAAGTTGAATGTGTGATATCATATGATAAAGACAGAGACTTGTATGAATGTATAGTTGCAAAAGATGGAGAGATAGAGAACAAGTTTTATTCTATTAAGAGAAGTGC